CGCAAGGGGAAGGGAAGGACACTTCTATAACCTTTGCAAAGCCGCTCAGGCAATGGAAGATTCTCATACTCCTTTGGGCACTCTAGATTGGAAACTATGGTTCTTTCCTTGGTGGGAACATCCAGATTATGTCTTAGATTCAAAAAATGTATTGATAAGTAAAGACATGGAGGAGTATTTTAAGGGATTAGAAAGTAAAGCTATTATTTTAACGCCAGAGCAAAAAGCATGGTACATAAAGAAGATGCTCACACAGGGTGAATACATGAAGAGGGAATATCCCTCTACTCCTGAAGAAGCGTTTGAGACTGCTAATGAGGGTTATTACTTCGCTAAGATGATATCGGTGGCTAGACAAGAACGAAGAATATGCCATCTCCCATACGACGAGAACGCGAAAACATACACTGCATGGGACATAGGAATAGGGGATAGCACTGCTATCTGGGTGTTCCAGTTAGTGGGAAAAGAGGTTCACTGTATTGATTACTACGAAAACAGTGATGAGGCTCTAGCTCACTATGTGAAGTGGTTAAAAGAGAAGCCTTACATATATGAAAAGCACTTTATGCCTCACGACGCGGCTTCAAGGTCAATGCAGAGTGGAAAGAGCCTGGTCGATATCGCCCGAGGAGTGGGACTTAAGGTCGATGTATTACAGAGAGATACAAACGAAATGTTTGGTATCGAGTGTCTCAGAAGTATGCTTCCAAGGTTTTTCTTCGATCAGAGTAAGTGTGAGAAAGGCATTAAAGCAGTTGAGAGCTTTAGAAAAGAATGGAACGAGAAACTAGGGTGCTATCGCGAGAAAAGCTACCACGATTGGGCTTCCCACGGTTCTAAAGCGCTCATTTACTGTTCAGAGGCTGTTCAGCGTACCGGCTCTAGTGCTGGCATGACTGCTCAGGAGTGGGATGCAATGCGAAGAGCGTGGTTGTAAAAAAAATTTGCTTCGAATGTAAAGTATTTTATTGAATGACTAAGAAACAATACTACGCAAAGAATCACAGTGACTGTCCTTGTTGTGGCTGGCAGGGACATGTAAAGCGAAATACACGGAAATGGCTGGCCTTTAAGAGAAACAAACTAGCACAGGGCACATGGGCGGATACGTAGCAGCAGGAACAAACAACGAGAAAGTCTTCCAGTTCACCCAATTCTTCTACGATGCATATAGAACATGGGGTGTGTACTACGCCGCTGCCTATCGCGATTTAAGGGCCTATGCTGGGGATAACTGGACTAACCTAGAGAAGTCTAAGCTTGAGAAACAGAATCGTATGATTCTTGAGCTGAATAAGATCCGTCGGGTTGTAAACCTCTATTCAGGCTACGAGAGAGAAAATCGTACAGCTACAGTATGCACTCCTGTTGAGGGATCTGATGTTCAGACAGCTGATCAGTTTTCCGATGTCATGTACTACGTCTACGACAAGGCTAATGCGGACTATATCGTCTCAGAAGCCTTCGAACATAGTCTAAAGACTGGATTATCGATCATTGGTGTGTATATGGACTATTCACAAGACAAGGTGAATGGAGATATACGCATGTACTGGAAACCGTTTAACGCACTGATGCTTGATCCGTACTTTACGAAAAGAGACCTCAGCGACTGCGACCAGGCATCTACACGTGATTTACTTTCTAAAGAACAGATCAAAGGGATGCTTCCATGGGTAGACCCTTCAGTGATCGACAACCTACCTACAGGTATCAGAGATAACAAATATCAGTACCTAGGTATCTACAGACAGTATAACTCCACTTACATCTCTAAGAACTTATGCACATACGATCAGTATTGGAAGAGAATAAACAAAGAGCAAAAATACCTCGTGGATATGGAGACAGGTGTTACTGAAGAGTGGAATGGTAATAAGGAAGAAGAAAAAGCACTAAAGATTCAACTACAAGAAGAAGCAGCAAGAAGAGCACAAGATGGTCTTCCACCTAGACTTGAGCTAATTTCATCACATAAGAGAACTGTTGAACTCAATATCATCGTCTCCGGTCAGCTTATGTACACAGGCCCTGACCCAACTGGCTTGGACACGTTCCCCTGGGTGTTATGCCTAATGTATCACGAGCCTCTAATAGACACGTTCGAATTGAAGATTCAGGGCATCGTCAGATCCGTTAGAGATGCTCAAAGACAATATAATAGAAGACACAGCCAAATCATCGACCTTATGGAATCGATTATCAACACTGGCTGGATTACCAAGAATGGCGCTGTACTTGATCCAAACATGCTTATGCAGGCAGGTCAGGGTAAGCAAATTGTAGTGAATGAGGGTTATGATGTTAATGCTGACGTGCGAGAGATTTCTGCTCCTAACATACCTCCTGGGTACCTCCAGTATCAAGACATTATCGACAAGAACATCATGGAAATCCCTGGTGCTTCTGATGAGCTGCTTGGTCTTTCTTCTGTTGGCGACAGCCAGGTGTCAGGGAAACTCGCAGAGGTTAGAGCCTCAAATGGCCTCAAAGGTAATAGAGGGATCTTCGACAATCTTGAGCAAACAAAGAAATACCTCGGAAAGATAGTCATAGAATGCATCCAGAAGAACTATTCTCCTGGAAAGATTGCAAGAATCATAGGGGAAGATCCGACTGATCAGTTCTTCTCAGGGCAGTTCGAAGAATATGATTGTGCCATCAAACAGGCTGTTAAAACAGCAACACAACGTGAAGCCTACTACTATCAATTACTACAACTTGTAGCTCTTGGGGCTCCTATTCCTTGGGATAAAATCATGGAAGTTGCTCCTCTACAGGGAAGCACTAAAATCCATGAGATCCTAGCACAACAACAAGAACAACAAGCGAAGGCTGCACAAGCGGAGCAAGAAGCTATGCAGATGCAGAAAGCTCTCGATATGGCAGCTGTCAATCAGTCTACAGCTCTTGCTGAAGAGCGTAGAGCACGAGTTCTTGCGGATATTGGTCTGGCTAAAGAAAGAGAGTCTGAAGTTGTACAGAACCATGCAAAAGCATTCCTCGATAACGCTAAGACTGTAGCACAGATAAATGACATACCTCAGAAACGATTGATAGAGGTTTTACAGCTGGCAGCCGATCTTCGGTTGCAAGAGAAGCAAGAGGCAGAAGCCGAATTGCAGAAGGACATGAAACGGGCACAAGCCCTTAAACAATAGGAAAACATATGGCTAAAGGTACAGCTACATCTAACAAGATGATGCCTCGTATGGAGACATATGGTGGACAAAATAACCCAGGTTATCAGCCACCACAAGGCTCCGCGGGTGCTAAAGCTTTCGGTGAATATAGCACTAAAAGCAATCCACTTAGCGTTCCAAAGAAAGGATCAGCTATCGGTCCTGGATATGGTAACTCAGATCGTATGAAAGCGATGAGTGCTAAAGAAGAAGAAGCAAGGAAAGAATCTCTCAGAGGTCAACCATGCTAATGACTTCGCCTGCTCACCAGTTACAACAGCACGTTGAAACAAGGGAAGGTATTACCAACCACTTCAATCACATGTTGGAAAAGATCATTAATGAGAACTCTCATAGGGATAAGTACTGGATTTTGGGCAAGGCAAAGGTCGAGAAGAAGAGAGGTAAAGACATTATACGTCCGTTTTTACAGGCATGTGAAGAAAAACCCGGAATCATCAAAGAAAGCTTTGTTTATGAAGTGGACAATAGACGAGGCGTTAAGACTTTACTTTGGGTCATGCACCCAGGGGACATGTTAAGTTTTCCCACTTTAGGGAAGTCCATCCGTGTAACCGGCGGGAATACGGGTTCAACAATCTTGCTACCGAAGTAATGGTAGGAAAAACGGGAGTTTTATGACCTTAGAAGAACAAGAAGATGTACCAGTTGCTGTCTCCGAGCAAACGGAAGTCGAGTCACAGGAAGAAAACAAAGAAGAACCAACGATGGTTCCTCTAGCTGCTCTACAGGCCGAACGTAGAAAACGCCAGGAGTTTGAAACTCGTAATAAGATTTACGAAGAGATGATGGCGAAGAAAAACATCGAACCTGAAGAAGAGGAAGATCCCGAAGCATTGCTAACAAAGGGCTCTTTCAAAGAAGAGAAGGCTCTCACAAAACGAGAGATTCTTGAGCAAGTCTACCAAGACATGAATCCTGAGGCTGTTCAAAAGATTAATTTGTATCTGAAACCAATTTTGGACAAGAAACCTTGGTTGGCAGCTTCGTTAGACAGTGCAGTAAATCGTTTGTCCCGTGCGAATGAAATCGTGGATGACTACATGCATTTAGTGGATGGCAAAGGCCGTACTAAAACTGATGGGTCAACAGACGCTCGTAGGATCGTCGATAACGCTAATAAGCCTAGATCTCCTATTGAAGTAGGAAAATCTGCGCAGCCTAGCGGTACCGAATATCTAAAGAGTATTCAAGGGAAAAAGGAATTTAGAGAGTACCGAGCGAAGATGTTACGAGGCGAGGCATAAAAAAATTTTGCCGCTCTTGTCAATACATTTTTTGACTAGGAGATAAAAATGGCCGCCGGAACAACTACGACAGTACAAGTCGACCCAGAAGTCAACTTGTTCTTCGACAACATATTACTTGATCGTCATCAGCCATATTATATTTATGGCTATTTCGCCCAAGAGAGACGCATTCCTCAGAAGAACAGCAGAAACGCTATCTTCCGTAGGTTTGACAACTTAGCAGATGCGCTTACACCTCTTACTGAAGGTGTAACTCCAAATGCTGAACAAGTTACTAAGTTTGATATCACCGCTACTGTTTCTCAGTACGGTAAAGTCGTTGAACTGAGTGACGATGTGATCATCACTGTGCAAGACCAAACTGCCAACGAAGTTGCAGATATGCTCGCACAGAACATGGCATCTACATACGACAAAATTGTCCGTAACATGCTTGTTGCTACAAGTGCGCAAATCGACTGCCTAAACGGCGTTAACGGTAATGCGATCACTGAAGTAACAACTACAGACTTAGAGCTTGCTGTAGATTACGTCACTGAGAACAACGGTAAGAAATTATCGCCAAACCAGGAAGGAACTAACGCCTTCGGTACAGCTCCAGTCTGGGCAGCTTATTGGATGATTATGTCTACCGATCTACGGACGGACTTTAAGAACCTAGCTAACTTCTTGGCAACTGCTGACTACCCACGTCAACAGTCTGTACTAGAAGCTGAGCTTGGATCTTGCGACGAAGTTCGCCTTGTTATGACTTCTGAAGCTTACAAAGATGTTTCTGTAGCACCAGCGGTTTATTCAAACATGTTGTTTGCAGCTAACGCTTACGGCCGAATCATGATCGATGACCAGTCAATGGAAATGATCATAAAGCCTCTAGGCGCAGGCCAAGACCCGTTGAACCAAAGACAGACAATGGGTTGGAAGGGCCGTCTTGGATCAGTGATCCTTGATGACTCATGGTGTGTAAACCTTAGAAGTACAAAAGGGTAGGTGAAATTATGACAGCTCCAATCGGAACAGCATTGAATGTCTTCACTGGGTTAAGAGAACTCGGTCAAGTCACAAACACATATGCAGGATATCTGCAATCAGCAGGCTCTGCTTATAACTTAGTTCTACCATGGCAAGCAGATAAACTTGAATGGTACAACTACACAAAGTTTGCAACGAACGATACTAATCTTCAGGGTGTATGGTTCAGAGACTTCCCAGCAGGGGATGCTCTAATCATCAACCGTGGCACCACTACATTGACTTCTACTCTAGAAGCAACTAACGGTGTGACAATTGCTAATACAACTGGTGGATTTGCTAACGAGCATCTCGTTATCAACGCTATCACCACAGCAACTCCAGGAGTAGTGACTACTACAACTAACCATAATCTTTCTGATTATGACCGTGTAGTTCTTACGAAAATCATAGGAACGGCAGCAGCGGAATTAAATAACAACACATATGTAGTCAGAGTTCTATCTGCAACTACATTCGCATTGTATGACACTTTCAGTCTGCCAATCACAGTAGTTGGTTCGTACACATCAAGTGGCCAAGTTACTAAGGTTGCTCCTTTACTTGGACAAGTTAGCTCACAGTCTAACTTCCCAGCACCTCAAAACTCTATTCAAGACTATCCGATCCAATATCGGTTGACCTTGGGTTCAGCAATCATGGGTGCAGATAACGACGTAATCTATTTTGTTGCAACTAAGTTTAATGCTTATTTCAACCTTGGCGACGTCGCCTAACCATAAGAGAGGGGGCGTATTGCCCCCTCTCTCTTACCAAGAGGAAACATGAAGAGAACAAACAAAGAAAAAGAAGCAGAGCACCTAGAAGCAGCAATCTTACGAGGGGCACAAGATCCAAATAGTGAGAAACCAGCACCTTTTGATTTTGACACATTCAAATTCGAAAAGATAGCTGACTTTGATGTCTATAATGCTCATGTTAGGAAGCACAACAGATATTGCCTACATGAACGCAATAAGATGCATATAAAAGTTCCTGACGAATCTTTTCACAAGAAAGTCAAGGTGAAATTTCAGAGATTCGATCAGCCTGAAAACATACTTAAAGTACGTGTAAGAAATAAAGACATTGATTGGAAAGGACAACTGAAAGCAGGTGGTACCTATGAGCTTCCAATTCCTGTCGTGAAGTTTCTCAACAACTTAGCTGTACCTATTTTCGCTGAGGTAAAGAGCGAGCATGGTAGTGCGGTACATACAGAAACTAAACAAGTCGGTGAACGTAACCGGTTTGCTTGCAACGTCATTGACTTTGAATAAGGATTAACTATGGTTAACACTCCCACTGGACCTGTAATTCCATGGCCTTCTTCTGGAGATGATGGATCAAACATCTTGCAGATTATTCGTAATGTCACGGGGCGTGTCGACAGAAACGATCCAGCCTTTACGGATGCGATTATGTTTGACTACCTGAACGGTTTTGTTCAGCAAGAACATCCACAAGAAGTTCAGATTTTTGAGAATCGCACCTGGTGGGATTTCACTATAGATCCTACATCTGATGATCCATATCCTGTTGATCTGGATGCTTTAGGGTTTAGTTCCATTAACTCTCCAGCATACATTTCCTTCTCAGATCCAGCATTAAACCCTAACACGTTTACTCTGTTCTGGTATGAAGATCCAAGACAATTCTATGCCAGATGGCCATGGAATAACGTCTTTACCCCTCAGATGCCTACTTATGTGTTGTATTACAACAATGAACTGACGTTTCGTGGTCCTCCAGATCAGTCTTATGATGTTCGTATCTCTGCTTATAAGATTGACTACTCCTTCGAAGGAGGAACGTTAAACAACTCTGGATCTATTCTGCAGGGAACAGGGACTACTAATAGTGCAAACTTAAAGAACGCTCCAAGAACTTATCTGACTAGATATTTCGCTTATGGAGCAGCTTTGGACATCCTGAGTGACTATGGAGAGATGGATAAATATAACGAAGTGTTTCAAGTTTATAGACGTTACCGTTCTCAGGTGATGGCTAGAACTTGGAATCAATTGCAATCACAAAGAACAGCCCCAGACTTTTAAGGAGTATCATGACCTTTAATCCTTCGATTCCACTAAATAGCGACTCGCCAGGGATCTTTCCTGCTCAGAGTCAGACTAACTACAGTCGGTTGCAGACTCTTGTAGGCGCAGATCACCAGTTCAACCTGACAGCTGCTGCTAACGATGGGTATCACAACCTGATCCATATGACTGTTCAGGCTCCTACGGGAGCTCTAGCAACTACAGGACGGGCTTATGTAAAACTATCAGCTGCTCGTATCCACCAGTTTTACATGGATGACACTGGTGCTGAATACCAGATAACTCCGACTATGCCTATCCGCGCTGCTGTTAACTTCAACGGAACTGGAGCTAACGGAGCTAAAACAATCAGAAGTCAGTTCAACGTCGCAAGCGTGGTGAAGACTGCGAACGGTCTCTATACCATTAACTTTACAACTGCGATGCCTGATGCGAACTATATCGTTCAGGTGACTGGAATGAGAGACCTAGATGGATTCTCCTGCGGATTTGTCCGTGGTAATGCTACTTACGGAAGTTCTGTAACGACTACAAGCGTGAAGATTGGTTTCAACGATCAACAGGCTGATCCTAAAGATGTTTTAATGGGTAACGTAACAATATTTAGTGTGATATGAGCTATCAAGGTTTTCTAATATCTAACTATGCGACTGGTTATGACCGTGAGCTTCAGCCATGGCTTTTGCCAAATGATGCCTTTACGGATCTACTGGATGGCTATGTCTATCGAGGAGTGACCATTAAGCGCGATGGTTACTCTGGATTTGCTACTGGAACTAAGTCTACCTA